ATTTAAACCATCAGCTAATTGAAGCAAACCGGGTGGAATTTCCTGTTGTCCCTGAGCAGGGTCTACATTAGTGCCTGGAATTGGCATAAGAGGTGCCGGTAATTCACTCTCATCTTGCTTGGCCGTTATAACTTGCTCCTGAGGCTGACCAGAAGCTTCAGAGTCAATACGAATACCGGTAGCATCACCACCCTTATCCCACACTCCTTTTTCGCAAATTGCCAAATGATCCACGAAACTAGGCTGTCCCTCCACCAACAACTCGTTTCCATCTTCCATAGCAATCGTATAATTGACACTGGTATCTCGGAATACAACGCTAGGAGAGGTGGATAATTGTTCATCAGTCATCATTTTAATAGCTTCTTTATCATAAACACGAGCTATTCCCCAAACCTCATCTCCCTTTATATAGGGAAGAAACATTGTTCCCACAATTCGTTTTGCAAATTCCTCAGAATTTAAAATTTGAGTGCTTGGATGCTCCATAATAACAGGAATACCGTTGCACCGCTGTAGAAACTCAGGCGTAAGGTATATGGTATCGCGTCGGTAAACCCACTCATTAAGCTTAGGCCGATAACTAAATCCAGTACCACTAATCCGCATATCAACCAAGCACAGATTTTCAATATACTGTGGCGAGACCAGTTCTTCATCGCGAATAGCCTCCGCTACTTCTAGTTCAGTCATACCTTTCATTTTACGTAAAGCGATTAATACCCCTGGATGTAGATTTAACGTTGTGGCATGGTCAGGATTAACCCATACATGTGCATCATGCTCGTGATTGTATTTAGGGACAAACTCGTCGTCACAATCATAGACAAAAGTGCTGAAGTCAACGCCGTCTCTAACGCGTCTGCATAGAAGTTTGCCAGCATGACCGGCACGGTATCCCGTTTCTTCCATGCATTCACGTACAGCACATTGTTCGAGCGACTCGTGATCTTTTTTCTGACCACCCGGAAATGCCCATCCTCCACCATCAGTCCTCCTGCAAAAGAGCACTCGGCCGTTTGGAGATCGGAATAAGATTCCCGCTGCAATGGTCATAGCTTGGTTGGAACCATGCTTTGCTTATGATAAACATAAGGACGAATAGCTTTATCAACGGCTTTACCAGAAACCATTACCTGACCATGATACACATAAGGAAGAACAGCCACGACCCATTGAGGTGTGACAGGTATCCATTGAGATGTAGTGGGAGTTCTTCCACGCAGCATTAATCTCCGAAATTCCATTACATCCATCATTTAGGTGGCTCTTTTGGATGCCTATTGCTCGGTTGCATATAATCTTTAGTTCGAGGCTTAACTTTTTCAGGCTTACGCTGATGCGACCAATTTTCAAATGCATCCAATCTCTTAGCCAATGCGTCACATTGGGAAATAAGCTTCTCAACCGGGGTCGCCCCCTCACCGGTAAATCCCATATGCTGAGCATCATCACCAAAAGCTTTTCGTTGAGCAATTCCCACTGCTGCCTCCCGACTATGACCTGCTTCTAGCAGTGTATTGATATTCTTCATTATTGTGTCTTTTTCTTTCCCCTCTTTGAGTTTTACATAGTCATCATCATCTACGCCAGCTATTGTTCCTTTATTCTTCGAGGCATAGAAAACCCGCTCGCCTTTTTCGGCTCCATACTGCTTTTCCATAGCAGATTTAATCTTCTCGCCCTTTTCTGTAAGCGGCATGATTTCTCCTCAACTCAGTCGCTCTTATTTGCATAGCTTCAGCTTTGCTTAATCTCCAAGAATAATGTTTCCGCGAGAGCGGATTAGCAGTGCTAGCATCCGTAAAAGGCGTCTTATTAACCCATAGATGATTAACAATACGATTATGCATGACTTTAGGATAAAGTTGCATAGGACTTGTCATCGGTATTTCCGTCCAGCTTTAGTGAATCTTCCTTGCCTATTACGAAGAGTTCTCTGTGTAATCTCCTCCCAAGTTACCTCAGGCTCTACATCATGTTTATTTAATCTTTTTGCTAGAGCCACTAAATCCCGCTCTGACACTTTGTATTTCCTACGCAAGTAGGATAGAGACTTGGTTATATCACTGTTCAGTGCCATTGTTCTGTATGTGCTCTAAAAGCTTGATAACGGTAGCTTCAGCAGGCTCTGCATCATCTGCACGAGCCATCTTAACTTTTGGTATCATAACTTTGCGGGGATCGGAGCCACTCTTAGATCCTCCAGGACCACCACCCATTCCACCCATCATATCCATTTCTCGCTGCTCGTTCTCTTGTTTCTCCATTTCTTTAAACTTTTCGAGCAAAACTGCATAATCGAGATTCAATGGGCTAGAATAAAGGAGCTTGTTATTCGTAACAGCATCCGCGAGCCATTGAACAAGCCGAGCTTTATTCTCAGGATCAAAACTAAGCTCTAAAATCTGATAAACACTGATAGCAGCTTTCATCTTGGTGTCGTCCACCTTAACTTGGTCGCTATCAGGTTCCCGGAGATACGACGGCCACGTAGCCCGGTAACTGTTTGCCCATGTATAGAATGCTTCTTTATAGCCTATTTCACCAAATTTCTCTGGGAATTTTCTTTTTAACATCCTATAAAAGTCTTGATTCCAAGCCCTATGCATGACAATACGGTCAAGCCATCGGTGAACAGGCTCCATTGTCTCCCGCAGACGATCCATATAACGAGCGACGGCCTTCGCGTCTTCGGAACCCTCTCCAAATCCCTCCGCAAAGCTCTCTTGAGTGAGTAATTTGACCGGCATATCCACAGCCGATGCAATATTCTCAAGTATATTCCGTCGAGCCAGTACGTGAGGTCCTTCCAAGTTCTGCATATTAAGAGACTCAATTCCCTCCTCAGGCGTAATATTAATGACATTACCAGTTTCAGCCTCCTTTACGACAGAACGTTTAAAAGAAGCAGCCCAAGACATAATATTGTCAACGAAATTCCCGGGGAACTTAATCTTTGCAACAAGGACCCCGACTTTGGTTTCAACAAGGTCGTCAGCAATAAGAGACTTAATGTAGGATTTGAGAGGATAAAAAGCCCTCTGATAAGCAGATCTTCCAACAAAGCCAAATGCAGACGTTGTATATCCAAGATAGATTGGTTTCTCATTCGTAACCGTCACGGAGCGCGAGGGATGGTATGCTGTTCCACCTACCGCAATCTGTGTATACTTCATAAAGTCCATAGCATTTGGGTTCTGATTCAGAACCAATGAACCAGAAGTATTAAGAGGATCAAGAATATTGAAACTGAGATTAAGCTCAGGGAGATCCCAGTAATCAATTTGTTCATTGCTTTTCATCCCATCAACCAAAAGGGCGATAGAAGCAACACCATAGATCCGACTAACAGTAAGAAGGTTATGAACCAAGCTATCGCCACCGATAGCTTTCCACTCGTCGTTAAACGCATCCGAGCAGTACTCCATAGGACTGTCGGGCACTTTGACTTCACGCTTTTGGCTCAGGGCTAAGGACACTGGTCCTTCAACAATGCGAGCCCCTAGCGGATGATATAGATAAATCATCTTACAGGTTTCATACGAAACCGTATCACCAGGAATAATATCCGGCGCAACCAGCAAGTCATTAAGAGCATTGCCGGGAGTAGAGTCAATTGCAGAGGATGGTATATTGCTCGGCATTTAGCACGTCACAGTGAACGTCATATTAGCAGGGCAACTCGTGACCCAACATCCATTATTAAATGCAGGAACAACACCAGCCGGGAGAATAGACTTCGGCCAAGTTGGAGCCGTTATGCCGGGAGTCATAGGAACATTAGGTCGAGGCTCTAACTCGCATTTCAACGCTGCCATGTTTGCAGAGTATATAGTACGATAACCCACAAGCGGAGAGGGAGCAGCAGGAGTAAGAGTAACAGTCGAACCAGTTAGTGATCCTGTACCTGAAACAAAAGTGAGAGTCGCCGGGCTCGGTGGAAATGTTGTATATTGACCTCCACTTACAACCGAATTGATCGCACTAATGCCACCAGCAGCCGACGTAATGTTCAATGTCGCTGGAGCACCGACACCACCATTAACAGAATAAACTCCAGTTCCAGCCGTACCAGTTCCTACAGAGGCGGTCGCTGCGCTAGCGACCGCAGAAGTAACTGGATCAACCAAGGTCAACGGAGTTAGGTCATCCGTTTGTGCTGTTGCTGGTTGATTCATAGTAAATGCGGTGATTGTCCCTGCACCTTGGGTCAAAGCTGTACCGACAGATGCAGATGTGACAGTGTGTGGCGAAGCCAATGGGGTCGGCTTCTCTGACATACGTTCTGGTTTATCAGCCATTAGCCAATTCTCCAATTCGTCCCATCCGAGAACACTGGCACTCCAATTGTCCCGCCACCCGCAACAATATCATAAAATGCTGACGTAGTAGCATCAGTAACAAAAGCTTGTGCTCCAGCGCCCGCTGTACCGGGACCAGACAGACTTGCTACAGTATATACCGGAAGATTAGAAGGAGCACCACCTCCAGCACCCGCACCACCGAAAGCCACCACATCCCAATCAGGTGAGGAAGTTCCTGGAATAAATTGCACATGACAATCATAAGCAATACTGCCCGCAGCGGCACCATCTTTTGATCCTACTGCAAGTGAACAGTAATTAGGAGGAGTTCCAAACAATCCAGTTTGCTGTTGCCAATACATCAAATTATTAGAAATTTGATTCACTTTTACCGTAACACGAATTACTGAACCAGATGACACAAGTATTGGAGTAATGTCTTGCCAATATAATCCCGAATTAATCGGGGAACTAGAGAATGTATCCTTTATGGTGCCATTAATAGAAAGTGTTATAGTATGAAGGGCATTAATATTCTGTGCAAGAACAGTACCACCATACTGATCAACCCACCCATCTGTATTAACTGTCCACTCATTATACATGATATAAGTAGCACGAGCACTCTGTATTGTTGGTACCCAAGCCGGTAATAAATCCTCCTCAGGTCCACTTGGCTGTGGTGCTGGACGATCAGAAGTATTCTTATTGGCGATCATTGTCCAATCGCCATCACGAGTCAAATCTTGGTTTAAGAATGCTTGCCCTGCTCCAGTATACAGAACCCAACGCACGAACACATCATTGAGACCATCCCAAGCGGCATTACGTCTGGCATAATAATCACCATCCAGCGGTGCATCAGGAAAACCTGGACTTGGAGATGGAACCCAACCACCATTTTGACGAGAATAGGGAGTTCCATCCTCCGGTGCTTCATCAAATGGATGAGGACCGGGACCAACAAATCCTGGCTGAAGGCTTGTAGATGCCAATGGCATTTTTATTCTCTTACGGAGTTGTGGTAACTGTGAACGAGCTATCCGAGGAAATGCTCGTGCAAACAAGATTTGTATAGGGATGACCATACAGCGGAAACACAGTGCCAGTCGGAAATGGCATGGACCCTGTATTCATACAGAATACATCATCCAAATAATTGCCATTAGCATCTTGGTCAATCAATATAAACCAACCACTCGCACTCAATTTGGGTGGAGCCACGAGCGTAATGCTGGTCAAGGTTCCAGCAGATGCGAGAATGGTGCCAACTTCAGCTATTCCAACAGTTGTATCGGTCATAGTATTACGCCGTCGTTATTGAGAATGCTGCACCAACCGGGCAAGACTGGAGATACAAGTTTCCAGTGTAGTTGGTGACATACGCGCTCACCTTGTGCGAAGCATGAGGTGAGTGGCCGCCGCCAACATGAATATTTTCATTGTAGATTACCGTGGGAGGGGTAGTCCCCTGATCTAACAGGCAAAGATAGCCAGTCACCGGTAATCCTGATGGAAGGAATGTTGGCACCTCGTAAGCAGATGGGGCTGTGGTATACAGAATCTGCGTAATGGTGGCGGGACCAGAATCAATGACCGTCCCGACCGCAGCCGAATTGAGAGTCTTTACACCATGAGCAAGTTGCTCTGGCTTATCTTTCTGCTCTGGCTTGTGCTCAGCCCTTGTCTCATGAAGCGGAGCAGGCTTACCATGATGTTCTGGTTCTTTAGCCATGTCAGAATCCTTTCCTCTTGAACCATACTCGAACAGTACCGGGGGAACCATATTGACCAATCTCTACAAGTTCCCAACCATCAAGCCCAACTTCATCACACCGAGCCTGCATGTCTGCCGTAGTCATCGAGGTCGGCCATTCCTCTATGAAATACTCAATAGGATCGATTGGTGGAGCCTTGGGAGCAGCCTTCTTCTTAACTTTCTTTATCTTCGCCTTTGGTTTCTTCATTGGCACACCCTCACTCCTCCCGCATAATAGCAGTATCGACGAGGACGGTAAGTATCGGGACGGCCATAACGATAGTCGCGGCCACGATCATAATCTCTGTATCGGTTGCCATAATAACCACGGTCCCTATCACGGTCACCATAATAAGGGCGTCCATAACCGGGTGTTTCAATCGTAACCTGAGCATAGGCCGGAACCGCAACAAAAAGAAACATTGCCGCCGCAAGTGTCTTCTTCATATTAGTACCCTTCCCAATTGCCAAGACCAATTGCAACTCCATAGGAGAAACAATCGAGCAGGTCGTCTTGTCTATCTTCAACGTCTCCTACCCTAAAACCAAGAATTTGACCTAGCAAGTGATTCTTGGTAACTTGTTTGAATGTAATAATCCTATTGTAAACAGTTTCCAGGAGCTTCACCCTTTTCTGGAATATGTAGCCCGACACGTTGATGGCACGTTCTGCTTTTCCAAGTTGGGTGAGCTTTTGCGGGAGTTCGCTTGCCGGGAGGTTACGGCGACGTGCTTGCTGAAGGAGAATGGATCCAGACCCTTTATCTTCAATGAAACAGCCCCGTGATCCCAAACGCGCTCCACACTTAGCGGCGTAGTCGTCGAGATTTCGATACACAACGGGTAGCCACAATTCGAGCATTCCACCTTCAATCTGTAGGTATTCATAGTCAATTACCTTGAGCCAGTGGTCATCGCCGAGCTTTTCATATGCCCAATA